ATATTCTACGTTATTGGTTATTAGTGTTTTATTTTCCATTATTTCGCCCCTTTATATTGATTTTCAGATAGTACAGCTTTTATATACTCAGCCGAAGCGCAAACACGCGCCCCATTAGATAGCAGACAAATATCGTATGGCTCAATCCCTATAATCTGAAGCCAGTCAGAATCATTCCCATAAAAATTGTCATGTAATTGGATATAGTCACCCACAAATAAAATCATTGTTTTATTTTCCATTGTCTATACTCCTATAGATAAAAAAGTAAAAGTTACAGCGTAGAATAGACAGGCACCGATACAGGCACCCACTATTGTGACAGTCCAACCGATCACACTTGCGGCAATATCTAATCGACGATTACGACGACGATCTGCCAGAATTTGATTGCGTAGTGCGCTATTCACTTTAAAACCTCCTTTCAATAGTTGGGCAAACTGCTTTTAATGCCGTGTAAATATGCGAATCATTCATGTAAGGATACAGGTTATCAGATACCCAACGCGACAATCCGGCACCGTGTAACAGGTCGAAACAAAATCTCTTCTGTAAGTCCTGAACTTTTTCAGATCGCGGGAATTGCCCTGTTTCGTATTCTTCAATAAGTCGATCATATTTTAAAAGGATAGGCTCAATTTCTGTTTTTAGGTGCTGCAAGTGTTCGGCTTTAATTTTCATCTTGTTTTATCCTATACAGTTTAAAGTTGCTGTTTCAAAATCGTCTGACAATGTAACTGCTAACGCTGAAGTATTGCTTATTCCACAGATGCCGTCGAAATCAGAATGTTCGGATCGCATGAAGTCTGCCATCTCGTATACTTCCCCGCTATCTTGGCAAATCAATTGGTCGCCTTCAAGGTCACAAGTTTTAGTCCAGTAAATTTTGTAGTCGCTCATAGTGTTACTCCGTTGTCGTTGTTCTAGTAAGTATTAATAAGCCCCCACACTGTAGGGGCTTAAAACTAATTACTTTGGAAAACGTTTGGCAATGTAGGCTTCAAGCTCCGCGCCTTCAAGTTTAACTTCAGTATGATCTTGGGCTTTTACAAGGCCGACAATCTCTGTTTCAAGCTCCGTGCTGATCTCTTCTTCTTCTTCTTCATCTTGCGGCAATTCATAAAATGCAGTTATACAAGCGTCGAATAAAATTGCATAAGCTAGTCGGGTAACATAATCAGCATAGCTGATGGCCTGATAATCTACTTCTTCAAGATGTTCTTCTGCATTGTCTCTGTCACATTCTAAGCATAGTAAACCGGCTTTATAAGTGTAGATAACCGACTCGTGACCATCGCACACTTGGTGGATATAGTCAGCGGCATCTGTACCATATTCGCGCTGCTCTGCCATTGCCATTTTAGCAATTAACTTGGCTTCAGTTTCTAATTGGTATTGGTTGGAAATAGTCATAATGTGTTACCTATATAGTAGTGTTTAAAAATTTTAACTCGCGTTTTGCTTGGGCTTTTTGATCTTCTAGGCCGTCAATATATTCTTGGGCTATTCCGTCCTCTTTAAATAGCTTGATTCTGCTATTAAGTGTTTTGATGGCGAGCCTAGATAGTTCGCATTGCTTTTGGATGGCCATAATGTTGGCCTGTTCTTGAATAGTCATAACGTATGCCTTTTTAGGATAATTCTATAGAGCAGTTTATTGCCATGAATTTGAATGCTGGAGATACTAAAATAAAACCATCGTTCAAATCGCGTATTAACTTCCAGCCACCTACAAATTCATATTCAAACCAGTCCGAACCATAATCTGTCACAACTAATTCTTTTTTGTATTCTTTATTGCTCTTGGTTTTTCCGTATATTGTCGCTTTCATAATGTGCGCCTGTTTTTGTAAGTGATGGGTAAACAATATAGATAAACTTTACAGAATGCAAACAATGTTTTGTTTTTTTAGTCTTTTAAAGTCTTACTTCTTTATATAGGTTGAACAAATTGATCATTTTTTGTACAATCGGGGTATTCGATAAAGGTATAGGAAACAATCGGGTAGAAATAAAGTGATTGGTTAAATAGGTTTTGTCACTATATAGAGCTGAGAATCTGAGCCAACTCTATAGGATTGCAAGCGGCAATGTATAACCTGTTGGCATACTGTGGATAAGGGTGTGCATAGGCTGTGGATAAGCCTGTGGATAAGGCTGTGGATATCCTGTGGGCATCGTGTGGATAACCTGTGGATAAAAAGTGTCGCGCCATGAGGGCTACCCCCTCCCCGAAGGCCGCCTCGTAGTATATATATATGTCTCTCGCAAAAAAAAATTACTGAGAAATAAGATGATTAAAATAGTAACAGATGAAGAAGTACATGAAATGGATATTGAGTTGATTGAACTCTTTGCAGTGTATCTATTCGACAAAGATGTAGTTGGTATGACTGATTTAATCTATGTTGTAGAAGATAGAATGGCAGATGACTACCTTGAAACTCAAAAATAAAACAACATTTACTTATGCAAAGGTAATATATGTCTAGGTTAGGGATACCCAACAAGAATAAGAAGTTCTTACTGGCTCGCTTACAGGATATGTACGGTGAGTCATTCCACCCTATCTTGAAAATGGCAGAAGCTGCTAGTAAGCTGGACTACATTGCTGAGACAGAAGCTGATGTGACTGCACTTAATGCTGCTGTAAACGCATGGAGTAAGGTTGCTGAATACACTGAGCCAAAGCTAAAGGCAGTAGAGATACGAGCTGACGAGGGCGCTGTAGTAGCAATCCAACGTAAACGCTTTGATGGCACTGCTATTGAGGCCGAGATTGTAGAAGTAGACCCTGTAGTAGAGGCAATCGTCAATGCTGCTGTAGATGATGATGAAGATGAGGATGAAGAGTAATGGCTAAAGGCAAGAGTCTGGTACATAAGCTAGACAAAGAGACACGCAAAGAACATTTCCCAAACCACCATGCCAACTTAAACGGTGGTAAGGGTAGCGGCAACAGAACGTCAACTGCTGAGACACGCGCCAAGTTCAAGTCGATGTACGACCAAATAGACTGGAGCAAGAAATAGTGCCGACAATTGAATACTGCATGGGGCCGCAAGGACAAGTCCTACAAGATTACGCTGACTGTCGCTCTCAGAACTCCTTTATTATGGGGCCACTGGGTTCAGGCAAGACTGTCCAAACAATCCTCAAGCTATTCGACTTGATGACCGAACAGAAGCCAGTAATGACCCCTGGACACAAGAACTATGGTGTCCGACTGTCCCGCATTATTGCCTGCCGAAACACCTATTCCGAATTGTTTTCCACCACCATTAAAGACTGGCTGGAGATACACGAAGACCTTGGCCCATTCCGTCAGGGTAACAAAGAACCACCTACCCATTACATTAACTTCCGATTAGAAGATGGCACCTCAGTTAAATCAGAGGTCATATTCATCGCTTTTGACCGCCCTGAGCACGTTAAGAAGGCTAGGGGTATCCAGTGTACATGGGTATGGCTAAACGAGACGAAAGAGCATTCTAAGGCCGTTCTCGATATGCTTGATCTACGTCATGGTCGCTATCCTTCCCCCAAGGAGGGAATCAAACCTACGCATCACGGTGTGCTGGGTGACAGTAACGCCCCTGATGAAGACCACTGGTACTACAAGTTGGCCGAGATTGAGCGTCCTGAAGGCTGGGCATTCCATAGACAGCCAGGTGGTGTGTTCAAAGATGGGGAAACTTGGAAGGTAAACGATAGGGCCGAGAACCTGCCTAACCTCCCTGCTAACTATTACAAACGCGGACTATCAGGTAAAACACATGATTGGATTAAAGTTAATCTTGCTAATGAGTACGGCTTTGTCTCTAACGGTAAGCCGGTTCACCCAATGTATACGGATAGTGTTCACGCATCGCATATGGACTTCACACCGTGCAAGGACACTCCTATCATTCTGGGTTTTGACTTTGGCCGTACACCTGCTTGTGCCTTTCTTCAGCGTACTGCTATCGGGCGTTGGGTCTGCTTTGATGAAATGGTACTCACTGATTCCGGTGCAGTAGACTTTGCGCCTACCCTAAAACGTTATATTGAAGAGACTTATCCTAACTGCACCTTTAAGGGGTGGGGTGATCCCTCTGGTTCCAATAAGAATCAGTCCAACAGTGAGACTCCATTCCAGATCATGCGAGCCGCTGGCATACCCTGCAACCCAACAGACTCTAATGACCCTCTCAAGCGCAGAGCCGCTTTAGAAGTGCCCATGAAAGAGATGTGTATGGATGGTAAGCCTCGCTTTATTGTCTTGCCCAAAGCCTCTATGATTCGTAAAGGTCTACAGGGTGGCTTCTGTTATCGTCGTGTGCAAACGAGTGGCGAACGCTACAGTGATCAACCCGACAAGAATGAATACTCTCACCCAGTAGAGGCGCTAGAGTATGCCCTACAAGGTGAAGGTGAAGGTCGCTCTGCTCTCCGTCGAGATCAGGGTTTTGCAAAACCACACACAGCAAAGGTGAATTTCAGTGTCTTCTAGTCAACACAGCGATATGTTTGTAGTATTTACAAGTGATACAGGCCACTGGTGGTCTAGGTTTATGAGGGAAGATATGGGCCACTGCTATGTCATTGTTCCCTCTAATGGCAAGTTTATTGTTGCTGGAAAGAACACAGCCAAATATCACTTGTATAATGTAGACTCAATAAATGATATAATTGGGGCCAACGATATAACGGTTGGTTATAAGCAAGAAGCTACTAGCATTAACTTGTTTGCACTCAACACTTGTGTCGGCAATGTTAAGCAGATGCTGGGCATTAAGAAGCCATTCATCTGGACTCCATATCAACTATACAAACATATAAAGCATACGAGGTAATACTATGGCTGGCGGTGGCGATGCTCCAAAGAAAACAAATGAACAAAAAGCAATGGAACGTAGGCAGCGTATTGCGCTTGATGAAGAAACGGCATCTAGTGAGCGTCGATTAAAAGCTATGGCGCAAAAAAAGCTGGGCAAGCAATCTCTACTGGAAGACCCAGTTGAGCAAGCTGAAGCTCCAGATGGGCCAACTATTACTGAAGGTTTTGCGTTGCAGGAAGGTCAGGCTAAAAAGATACCTAAAGAAAGTATCTGGCTTAGTAAGCTTTTAAAGTCTGGCCCATATGGCGCATCGCCAAAACAACGAGCAATAAAAAATCAATCGTTGCTAGGAGAGGGCACAGAAAAAGCTGCCAAAGGGGTTAAGAAATAATGCAGTTACCTAAAGAGCTGGGGTCGCTACAAGACCTAAAGACTAGAGAAGCTGCTGCGTTTAAACGTGCTGCTATGTGGCACGATATACTTGACGATGCCTATGAATACTTTTTGCCAAACCGTAACTTGTTTGAGGACTACGCTCCAGGCCAAAAGAAGATGGATCGTATCTTTGACTCTACTGCACTTGAGGCAATCCAGCAGGGCGCTAGTAAGCTGCAAGAAAACATTGCTCCTATCTGGTCACGCTGGGCTACCTTTGAGCCATCTGACCTAGTTGTTAAGCAGCTTGAAGAAGGTAACTTTGATGTCAGCCTAGAAGAAATTGAAGAAAATTTGCAGAAGCAGGCGGAGATTATCTTTGATTACATTAACCGATCTAACTTTGCTACTCAGTTCTTTGAGCATGCCCTTGATCTCCTTGTCGGTACAGGCACACTTCGTATTGATGAAGACGAAAGTGATGAGATGCCACTTATCTTTAACGCCATTCCGCAGAAGGGAATAGCATTTGAAGAAGGCCCGCAGGGTAATATTGAAACGCACTGGCGACGATTTAAGGTAAAGGCTCGCAACCTAGAGCGTTACTGGAAAGGCTTTGAGCCATCAGAAGTAATGAAGGACGTAATTGAAAAGAAGCCAGACACTGATGTCGATGTGCGCGAAGGTGTTGTCTATATGCCCAAGACCAAGACCTACTATGGTTGCGTGTGGGTTGCTAAGGAAGATCGTATTAGCTGGATGCAGGACTTTGGCGAGTCTAGCCCTTGGGTTACAGGTCGTTATAGTAAGGTAGCTGGTGAGATCAGAGGTCGTGGCCCAGCACTACAGGCACTCCCTGATGTACGCTCACTCAACAAAGCCAAAGAGTTTGTACTCCAGAAGGCCGCTATTGACCTAGCAGGTATGTACACAGCAACCGATGATGGCGTAACTAACCCCTACAATTTGAATATAAGCCCAGGCATTGTTATTCCAGTTGGTTCTAACAACAGCAGCAACCCTTCTATTCAACGCCTAGATACAGGCTCTAACTTACAATTGGCACAGTTTGAAATCAATGAGCTACAGATGTCAATCAAGAAGGCCTTATTCAACGATCTTCGTGATCCTACTGGTGCTGTTCGATCCGCCACTGAGGTTGCCATCGAGTCGCGTGAACTTGCTAAACGCATCGGCTCTGCCTTCGGCAGATTACAGACCGAAGTATTGATCCCAATCATTAAGCGAGTTGCATCTATACTTACTCGCCGTGGTATCATTAGCCCTATTGAGTTGGATGGTCGTCAGGTCGCTATTAAGTTTATGTCACCATTGGCTAGGGCGCAGGACGGTGAAGACATCTTGAGTGTGCAACAAGCTGTTCAGTTTGTGCTTCAGAACGCTGGCCCAGATCAAGCTAAGATTGGTTTCAAGCTAGAAGACTTTGGTACATGGGTAGCTGGTAAAACTGGTATGCCTGCCGAGTTAGTTAGAAGTGATACAGAAAAGAAACAAGTTATTCAGGCTGGCGCTCAGGCTGCACAACAAGGCATGAATGTTGGAGGGCAACCGCCTACTGACCAAGGACAAACTGCTCTATGAGTTGGGATAAAATCAATAATACGGCTGTCGATGCAGAAGGTGCAAAGGCAGCTAACGCCAAACAAAGACAAGCTGCTGCTGAATTGGCTCAGGCTTACAACGAATGCTTCGCAAGTGTTGGTGGCAAACGTGTACTTGAGGATATTACGCAGCGGTTTATCTTTAACAATGACACTTCCTTTAGTGCTTCTAATGTTGATTATGAAGCCGCCTACCATAACGGTGAGGCTGGAGTTGTTAAATTTATTATCAACCAAATGCAACAAGCTAAAATACTGTAAGGAATAATTATGAGTGAAGAACAGGTCGCAGAAGACACAACAACAAGCGGAACCCTGTTAGATTCAAGTACGCCTGAGTTAAATGAAGGTGAATACTTTTTATCTGATGGTATCAAGGGTACAGGTGACACACCCGAATGGTACAAAGGCGACAAGTATAAGTCTGTCGCTGAACAAGCCAAAGCCTATACTGAGCTAGAAAAGAAGTTCGGTGGTTTTACTGGCGCACCTAAAGATGGCTATGCTGGCCCAGAAGGAATTGAGTCTGACGATGCCCTACTGCAAGAGCTAACTGAGTTTGCTGAGAAGACAGGTATGAGCCAAGAAGCCTTTGGTGATGCTTGGGAATTGCTGTCAGCACAGAATGAAGCTGTAGAACAAGTTACCCAAGAGCAAGAGATTGCACGACTAGGTGACAATGCTGGAGAGCGTATCAAGAATGTTGAAGGCTACCTGAAGAACAACTTAGATGCTTCTGACTATGATGTGGTTCGTGATCTGGTAACTGATGCCAAGTCTATTGAGTTGGTAGAGTATTTGGTTCGTGCTACTGCACCTACTAAGCTACCTATTGATGGTGGACAACATCCTACTGGCATGACCTGGAGCGATATTGAAACCCAGATGTTTATGAAGAACGAGAATGGGCAGCTACTTCGTAGTATTGATGCCTCTCACGAAGCCAAAATCCAGAAGATGATGCAGGAATTTGGTGGCGACAAGGCTCATACCCGTACCTTCGGCGGTTGAGTTTATGGGGTGAAAGGTGTATAATCGGCACACTGGACACCCCTTTCTATTAAGGCCCAGTAAATTTAGGTTGAATGCTGACCAAGTTTACTCGGGTACTCAGCTAAAACCTTGAAAAACTTTTTATTATTTATTACTCTTTTTCGAGGAAATCATTATGAGTAAAGTATTATCATCCGTAGCGGTAACGGAGTTTGACAGTCTTGTTAAGCACGCATACCAAAACGCTGGCCTTTTGAAAGGCGCTGTAACTGTACGAAACAACGTAGTAGGTGACACCTACAAATTCCGTAACATGGGTAAGGGTCTAGCTAACCAGAAGTCTACTTCTGATCTAGTAACTCCTATGGACATCTCTCACGGCTTCGCAACTGCAACTCTGCAAAACTGGAATGCTCCAGAATACACAGATATGTTTGATGCTCAGACTGTAAACTTTGACGAGAAGCAGGAACTTGCAAGCACTATCGCACAGTCTCTTGGTCGTCGCTGTGACCAGCTTGTCATTGATGCAATGGACGCAGAAACTACTTATGCTGACACTGTTGGTAAAGACACTGGCGGAAATGCTTCTAACCTGAACATTGAGAAGATTGTTGCCGCTCAAGTTGCACTTCGCTCTAAAGGTGTTCCTAACTCTAACCTGTATGCTGCTATTGAAGCAAAAGGTTTGGGTGGTATGCTTAACGAAGAGAAGATCAGCTCTGTTGATTACAACAATGTTAAAGCTCTGGTCAACGGTGACGTTGATACTTTCGGTGGCTTTAAGTTTGTCATTATCGAAGATCGTGCCGAAGGTGGTCTGACTGAAGCAGCTAACGTAGTTGATTCATACTTCTTCTCTCAAGACGCTGTTGGTCTTGCAATCGGTATCGACATCAAGACTGACGTTGATTGGATTGCTGATCGCACTTCTTGGTTGTGTAACGGTATGTTGAAGGCTGGCGCTGTATCACGCGATGGTCTTGGTATCGTTAAAGTTCAATACAACAAAACTGCATAAGGAATATTATCATGGCTTTTTCAAGAGACGGCTTATGCCGAATTGGTGGTTCTGGTGTTGGTGGAGCTACTTGGCAGTATTCTACTGCTGATGCTACTTCTGCTGTTGTAGCTGACACTAACTACTTTGCTTCAGCTAAGGACGAGCTAGATGCTGGCGATGTACTTATCATTGTTGGTACTACTGGTGGAACTCCTACTGGACGTATTTCATACGTTGAGTCAAATGACGGTACTACTGTTGTTTGTGGTGCTGGCGTAGTAATCACTGCGTAAGTAGTAAAACTGAATGGGGCTGCTCCGGTGGCCCCTTTCTTTACATCTAAAGGTTTTTTATGGCAAACAGTAAGCTATCGTTAATTAATAATGCTCTCATTCTTATTGGCGATGTGCCTCTGACATCCCTGACTAGCGGTACTCGCGCTCAGGTTGTAGCCACTAGCCTGTATGACAATATCATTGAGAACGAACTCAGCAAGCATCGCTGGGGTTTTGCTCGTAGCATTGCAGAGCTTAGTAAAGATGTAGCTGCTCCGGTAGGTAATGAGTGGCAAACTTCCTATACTCTTCCTGCCGATATGCTGGCATTAATAAAAATTGATCCTAGCGTTCCATACCAAATTATAAACAGCAATGTTTACTGCAACTATAGCGGTACACTTTTCTGTGATTATATCCGTAAGCCTTCCGAGGCTGCATGGCCCGCATACTTTGCCAAGATGATTGAGTATGCTTTGGCTATGGACT